CTATTATAATCCAAATAATTTTGTAAATCAAACTCTTTCGGTATTACATTTAAAAATGAAATAACAGGAGATTGTATTGGATTAGGTTCTTTTAAATAAATGAACTTTATCTTATCTCCCTCTTTTATCTTTTGATATTTTTTATTCAACTTATATTGGTCAATAAAATGATTAAAATATAAAGACCCTTTAACATGAACTGGTGTTTTGAATCCATAAACTGAATTTTCATCGGCATACTTACCCAATCCATTGACACCACGAGGAAATGCGATTATCTCAGAAGATAAAGAAGAATATTGCTCTCTAAACTTACTCACGAAATCAATCATCGCCTCTTGGTCTTTTTGTATGATCACATCATAAGCTTCTTTAATTTTTTGCCTACACACTTGCGGAGTTGATGATTTAATTGCATCAAGACCAACAATTTTTAATTTAGGCTTCTCATATTCAACGCCTTCATTATTGTATACATTAATTAAATATCTTTTTTTAGCGCACCAAATACCCTTATCAGATAAGGCTTCACGCTTCATCTTCATCTTTTGGGCATAAGCATTAGTGTAGTCAGCTAGTTCTTGATAGGACTTATCAATGAAAGGTTGGATTTTATCTTCGCAAAATTTATCCAACATACGAATGGTTTTAACCTTATCTGAAGAATCTGGGATAAATTTCTTGACTAAACCACCAAGATTTAGATAAATAGAATCCGTGTCCGATGCGATAACATAATCCAAATCTTTAGTCTTTAACATAGTATTAAAGTGTTCATTAAGCTTCTGCTCGATCCACTTAATAGCTAATTGTCCAGACATCGTAATCGCCTCAGCAATACGAATATCAAAGAATCGAAACCATTGATTTCCGATAGCACCGTAAGCTGAGTTTAAAGTCACCTTTTTAGCCAGCTGAATATTATTAAATTTGGTAACCAGCTTATCTAATTCCTTTCGTTCATTCGGATTCTTACTTTTCTCACGAAGTTTGCGCGCTTCAGTGGCTTTGTTTTTATACAAAGCTCTATCTTCATACATCGTTTCCATAATCTCAGAAAGGAACCCTAACTTATCTCGACTGAACAACTGTGCATTAGGAGTTAATGTGAAATTATATTTCCTAAGAATATCATTAGGAATACTTTTATTCAACATACTCTCAACACTAATTTTTGACTCATTTTCTTTAATAAATTTATTGAGTTCATCATTAAATGTCTCAGGTTCAACTAATGTCTCAGGTGAAAGATTATACATCATAATTAAATGCGGATACAAAGAATTCAAGTCAAAACTTGCAACCCACTCATGCATACCAACAATAGGATCTTTCACATATGCGCCAGCGTAAGATTCACTTTTTTGATTATTCTTCTTCGGAGGAACTACGATATTCTTTTTCTTTAGTGAATTGTAGGTAATTGTATCCCACATTCGCACTTGAGAAAATACATCATCATAATTAACTTTGGCATCATAAGCCAAAGTTGCAGCTAATTCAATGAGTTTCAATTTATCCTCAAGACGCTCAACAATTTCAACGTCTTTAATGTTATACTCGATGAACTTTTGGAAATTTTCTTTATAGAGTTGGTGTAAACTGTCATACTCAGAATAATCCATCTTATTGTCACCCAATTCAACATTGGCAATATGATCCAACTTAAAAGATTCCTGATTTGGGTTAGAAGAATACTTACGATACAACTCATAATAGTCAAGCAACGATATTCCCATAATGTCATAGGATTGTTGAGTTTTACCTTTAAAAGTATTTTCGTTACTATATAATTTACCCCATGGAGAAAATTTAGAGGAAAGCTCTTCTCCAGCTATATTATTAATACGATTGATTAGATAGGGAAAGTCAAAGAACTTGACGTTCCAGCCACTGACAATATCGGGATAGTACACAGTCCAAATATTAATAAACTTTTCAATTAATTCTATCTCAGTTTCGCATTTATGATAGATAACATTAGAATCAGGTGTCACGAATTCACCGCAACCAAAGACATGATATTTACCGTCAATCTTCATAGTGATTGCGGTAATTTCCTCGCTGGCACGAGATGGCTCTGGAAATCCATTCTCAGAGCCAACCTCAATGTCCAAATATGCAATACAAATATTCTCAATGTTCCAATCTATTTCTGATGGAAATAGATCAGATAAAAATGAGTATTCATAATTTTTATTGCCGTAAATGGTGAAGTTAGAGACGCCCTCATATTGCTTAATGAATTCTCGAGCGTCTCTAATAGAGTTAAAACTTATCTCTTCGACAGGTTCTCCCTCTAGAGTATACCATTTTGAGGGTTTATTATTTTTTACATAAAACTTTGGCTTATATGGAATTTTTTGTCTGATTCGCTTTCCATTTTTAATTCCACGATAAAGAACATTATCACCAATCACAGCCACATTTGTGTAAAAAATGGTACTCTCCTTAAACGATCAACTGCTTTTGTGGTGTTACGATTCCACTGAACATCGAAGAATAGTTATTCTTCAACTCATCCTTAACATCACTACTATAAATTATACTTGAATTCTTTATAGTGATGTCACCCTCAGCAACCGAACCCCATGGGATAAAACGGAACCCGATATTCTGACCGTCTGGTGATGGAGCAAGAACGACAGCAATCGTATTCTTGACCACAGTGGTATCCGCAGTTTCGGAAACAATCTCAGCAACAACTTCTTCGCCAGTAGTCAACTTTAAAATCTTAACATTCATATTATTTCTCCAAGTCTAATATATCATCTTTTTTAAATAAAACACTATCACCATCAATCACTTCTGGGGTTGACTTTCGACTCGCAGCAATCAATAACATGAGTGCTAACGGATCAAAAACAAACACCAAAAGTAAAATCATAATCCTAACCGTACTATCTAGGTGATCCTTAGCTTGTTCACCATATATTAATTCGGCTATATATTTCAACGGACCAACTTCAACCTCAACCTTTTCAATCTTAAGATTAGCGTCAGCTAATAACTTATTGTTATCGCGCAACCTTTTATTTGCAGCTTTCTTATCAGCTAGAATTTGGATTCTAACTGATTTCTGTTTCCGCAATATATTATAATCTTCTTTTACTGTATTATCAAGTAAATTTAACTGTTTATCTGCGTCGCTAACAGCTTTTTCATCAGCGGCAATTTCTGATTTTAATTCTACAACAGTAGAACTTATATCAGCAGTTTTGTTAACGCCATTTTCCAAATGAGCCTTAGATAAGAATCCAAAGATTCCCATTGAAGTGATTAACATTAAAATTAAAACTGCACAAGTCATATAAAATTTCATAAACAGTGGAATCTGCTGCCTGCTTTTATAAAGCCATGTCGCAGAAACAACTTTAGCGAATTCTAAAGACCCACCCATTATCAATATGGGTATAGTTGCTCCGCTGAACAAAGCAACCAATCCCACCATTGAATAATACGCAGCTGTTACTGATAGAAAAATTCCAGCCAAAAAGAGATATAGCCTAGAATCTAGAAATATTCTTAAAAACTTCATTTTCCTTTTTTCTTGAACATCAGAAGAACCTCTTTTTTAGTCATGATAGTTTTATTTTTATAAATTTCACCATCAAGCATAGTAAAGATGTCTTTGCCGACTTCAATACACCATCCCTCAAAATTCTTAATTTTCTTTCCATTTTTTATGAAAAGATCATATAACTCAGTTAAATTATTCACAATATTTAGCTTACTGTATCAGCTACATCTGACTCAGTAATTGCGGGACCCTGCATCATACGTTTAGTATTCTTTACTGCTTTATGACGAGCATGAGCTTGGATCATTATTCTCTTCCATTCACCAGCATCATGAGCATTATCGAACTTAGTTGAAGCCCAAAGTTTTTTTAACTGTCTTGGGAATACTGCATTAAAATCTGATCTACCAGCCATTATAATTTCTCCAGTTTATTAATTTACTAAAATTGATTCACATTTATCCCAAAAACGTTTTTCATGTTCTTGATAACGAATTTGGAAATTGTGATAAAATAACTCTCCATGTTCCTCATCACCATAAGTCGTTCCAATTCCATAATTAGGCATACCATCAGCCAAAGGCCAAAAAGGTCTTTGATCAGTT